ACTACAATTAAACCCTGCCACATTATCACGATCAAGGGCTTCTCCTGCTGTCATAAGCGCTCGCATTGATGGCATAACGTTTAAGTCGTGGATATCTGCAAACATTCCGTTAGCTTCTTCGAGGGTAAGTTTACCTTTTTCAATCCAGAAATTAAGATATCGGTCAATTGTTTCTTCCCACGTTTCGCGCCGCTGTTCATCTGGTAAGTATCTAGCATAACGTGATTTGTGGATATATTGTTGGTACAAGTCCATTAGTCTTCCTTTTCAGTTGGTTGAAAAACAACTACTGTAGCATCGCAAAAACTACAGGTCAATGTTGTTTCGATTATGTTGTTGTCGTCCATATCTGTGGAGTCTATATCGCCTCCCCAAATTAATTCAGAATTACAAACGTAGCATTTCAATAATTTTTCTCCTTTGTTCATTAGTGTATTTTGTCCAATTAATAATTTGCTCTTTTGTTCTGCCGCAGCCTGAGCATTTATCATTCACTAATTTGCATTCTTTCACGCAAGGAGATTCCATTTTCTTTTCTTTTTCTAGGAGGTGCTTCTCCTTTTCGTTTAAATTTCTTTTTGCGATTAAACTTATCAGAGCGTTCTTGTTTACGATCTATCATAGTCCTTCTTCTTTGTAGTCCTTATCAATCCATTCATCGGGTAGTGATTCTTCGCTATACCATCTAAATCCTTTTGAGCTTGCCCACTCTGCGTGAGACCTTTTTGTTCCGTCTGTACGCCTTTTAGCTTGAGGCATCGGCGCATTAGGGTCAGAAAACAAAAAGACTAACTCATAATCTTTAGGTAAAGATTTATTTATCCATACATATTTGGTGTATTCGGGCGCATCCCAAAAGCGTCCCTTGGCTTCAAGCAATATTGTTTTACCATCTATTACTTTAACAAAGTCTGCATGGTACGTGTGTTCAACAACATAGTCAACCTTTGTCGTGTGTATGTCCCAATCGGATAAAGGACCAGAGTGTAGCTTATACTCCCAGTGTGAGTCATAGCCCGGCTCTAAATCTTTTTCTCGTGGCCTCACAACCCTCCGCTTGCGGTAGCCTTTGCGTATTTTAGGTTCTTTACTCAATGTATTACTACTCCTCTTCGTTCTATCTCTAACTCTAGAGCAGCTTGAAGATCAAAAAGCGCCTCATCTTCAACGCTATTGACATCGTTGCCGTTAGTGAAGTGCGCAGCAAAACCAAGAATAATTACTTCAAGCGGAACTAAAAGTCCCTGTTGATCATTTTCCATGTTTGCATCTCAGCTTTAATATCTTCTAGAGTGTATGAGTTAATAGGCTTATTAGGCTGTCGAGCCACTAAACTTTTTAGTTTTTTGCGTACCCACCGTGGTGAAAAGGTACTAAGAAAAAACTTGTTGTTGGCAAAAACATGCGTCTGATCAGGGAGAAGTTCTTTGTAATTATCTAAAGTGATCTTCTTGGCTTCTTCTTCAGAGACTAATGTTTTTAACCAAGCAACAAGAATAGGTCCAACTTGTTTGTTGATTTGTTTAATTGTTTTTCTATTCATAAAAGAATCTCTTCAACTCGTGGTTCTACTGCTATTTTAGTGAAGTATACAGGACCATTAGAATATCTAAATGCTCTAAGTCCATCACCGTCATTTGCATCTGAGTAGCATTCAAACTTATACGGACAGTATGCACAACCAGAAGGTAGTTTCATATTACCTTTTTTACCTTCAGGTATAGGAGCATAACATCTATCGGGTGGCGTGTCAACGGCAATTGCTGCCTTGACCTTCTTGATTTTTTCTTTTACGTTTGGCTTCTCAAGGTCGTCAGGCCGAAACAAACACAACTCGCCGCTCTCTTTATTGATAACAAGGAAGCCACCAGCGTTTGTTTCTTCAGCAGTTTCATAGCCAGACAACTGTGCAAGATAGCCGAAAGGATCGTTGTTAACCAGTGAGCCATCTTTAAATTTATTAAAAGAAAACTTTGAAGCTGATTTAACGTCAACAACTTCACCGTCTATTTTACAATCCATGTGGCCTTTGATGCCGTCAACATCTATTTCTTTTTGTTCTGATGTGACTTTATGGCCTGCCATTCGGACTAACATCAAGACTATTTCTTCTAGGATATGTCCATAAAGAAACTTGATTTGTGTTGATCCGCTGACAACATGTGGTTCTGAAGAGTTTTGGCTTTCATACCACAGTTGTCGTAAAGGCCTACCAATGTTAGACATTCGAAGTCTAAAGCTGTTGTCAACTTCTCGTGGTTTAGACCAAGCAAGTATGCTTTCTTTCATACGCGAAAGAGTTAAGTCTAGTTCTTCTTCAGAGATATTTAATGCTTCTCCAGATGAAAGACCTTCGAGGCTAGAATATATGTCTTGAATAAGCGTGTCTAATGTTTTCATTCTGATTCCAGTTTGACTTGGTTAATAACTTGACGGGCTTCTTCGATAGAACACTGAAACCATTCGCCCTGTTGATGAAATTTACTGGCTAGTAATTGATGCGCTTGAGACTCTGATGCCCGACGATCTTTTACTTTACAAAAGAATTGTAACTCATAATCACGAAAAGGGCTGGAAGTTTGATAACCTTTTAGTCTGTCCGTCGCATCTACAGCCATTCCAACCTTCACCCATCCTTCGAAGGCAGGATTAGTAATAATATATACTTCACCTTCTTTTGAAGACTTGTAGTTTTGTAAAGAACTAAAAGCTGCTTCTTCAAAGCCTTTGTAGCGTCCCGGTTTATGTAAAGGGTGTGTCATAGGAATATACTTACCGTCTACCCACATCCTTTTCGGATTGTTTCTTTTATGAGTTTCAATGTTTTCTAAGACTCTACAAGCTTTACAATGACTTCTAAATGTTTCCTTGTATTTATGAAAACTATTTAAAGGTAGAGTCTCTTTGCACTTTGTACATTGTTTAGTCGCTTCTGCCACGTATAGTTCCTTAGTGTGTGTCTGCCCAGTTGTTTCCAACATTGTACTCTCCTGTTAGTTCACATTTCAAGTTAAAGTCTCTACCAGCTTGTTCAATTGCAGCAATACCTAACTCACCTACTTTGTTTGCTATGTCTTTGTGCGCTTCGATCTGCCACTCATCGTGGACGTTGGCGACAAAGTGTGCATCTAAGTCTTTAATGCTTTCTTGCAAATTAATCAACGCCTGCTTCATAACAATTGCACCAGCGCCTTGTAACAAAGTATTTAGTGCAGCATGTTCTGAACGCACAAACAACTTACGTTTGTCTAGCCCTTTGAGGTAGCCTCTTTTAGACGCTCGTGCAACTCTGTCCTTAAGATCCTTGAATGCAGGGAGATTATCGAAGAAAGATTGTCTAAGTCTTCCACCATCTTTTGCGTCTCCTCCAACCACTGATCCAAGCTTTGCATCTCCTGCTCCGTATAAGAGGGCATAGATGAAAGTTTTTGCCTGAGGTCTTGATTCAAGTCCTGCAGCCATTTGATTTGCTGTGTGTATGTCTCCGTTGAGTAATTCATAAGTAAACCCTTCATCGTTCATGTAGTGAGCTAACATACGTAATTCTAATCCGCTGGCATCAATACCAACCAGTTTGTAGTTGTCTTCAACTGTCCAACATTCTCGACACTCTTTACCGTAAGGACTGCTTGTACTTGGAATCTGTGCCATGTTAGGACTGCTGTGAGTCATGCGTCCTGTTACAGCACCAATAGTATTAACGTATCCACGAATGCGTCCGTCGTCTTGCATTTCTTTAAACCAAGAGTTTATCTGAGCTATGCGCTTTTGAAGCATTAGATACTCAGCGATGATAGCTGCTTCAGGTATATCTTTTATTTGCGATAAAACTTTTTCATCAACAATTGGCTGTCCCGTAGGCGTAAATTTTGTAGGCTTCCAGCCAAACTCCAAGAGATACTCTCCAATTTGTTTTCTAGAACCAAGGTTAAAAGGTTCAGAATCACGACGAACAAGATGCTCGTTTGGATTCTTACACGCTTTTTCATACTCTTCATCAGATAGTCTGACCTTCTTGGTTTCGCCTTTGACTTGCGCCATCTTAGAAACCTTACCTGCCTTGGTCATTGTTGGGACCAAAGTAATAAATGTTTCGCGTGGCTTGAATGTTTTGTGAACACGCTTTTCTGCTTTGTCAATCTTTTCATTTAGTTCTGCTAAAAGACTCATAGCATGTTGCTGGTCAAGCTTGAATCCTTTATCACGTTGTGCATTAAGAATACGGTACACTTCGTGTTCTAGTTTAATACATTGAGTACCAAAGCCAACAGACTCTGTGCGTGAAAGATGTCGATAAACTTTATAATTAAGGGACACATCTTGTTTGCAATACGTCAGCATCTCAGGCGTATAGTATTCAAAGTTATCGTATTCAATCTTTCGGTGACGCAGCCTGTAGCCCCAACCCTCAAGACCATGACCCCCTTCTCGTGTTGGATTAAACAAGCGAGAAAGAACAAGAGTATCTACAATCTTAATACTACCGTCATCAAGATCGACACCCTTTAAGTTTTTTATCACAGGTATATCATACCCTAAAATATTATGGCCGATTAGTTTGTCTGCGTTTTGTAAAAGTTGAACTCCCTTATCAATTTGATCGGGACCGTACTCGTAAGTCTTTCCGGTCTCAGTGTCCATTGCAACCAAACAAAATATTTCCGTTGGTTGCAAACCGTTTGCTTCTATGTCAAAGACATAAGCTGTCATATTTCATCTCCAAGCTCATCAATCATAGTATCTATATCTACTTCGGATAAGCGTCCGGTTTCTTTGTCGTAAAACAAGTGTGTTGCAAGACCGACATCGCCTGTGTATCTAGATTTTAAAACACGCACTTTAGTTGTACATGCAACCATAGGATCATCGGACTGTTGATTGCGCTCTAAGCTTATCACACAATCGCTTAGCTGTGCAATAGATTGAGACCCACGTAAATGATTTAGTGCTGTCTCGATACCGTTTTCATGGCCTCGATCACCTTGAGTCCTACGTAAGTGAGAAACAAGAATCATTCCACAGCCTGTCTCTTCTACAAGAGTTCGAAGTCTATGCATAATCATGTCAATAGCTTTGCGCTCGTCGGGGTCGTCGGACAAAAGAACTAGCATGTGTAGGTGGTCAAGAACTATCCACTTGCAATCGCAACCTATAATCATGTATCGAAGCTTGCTAAATACACTTTCGAGGTCGTTCATCCCAAGATGTCCGTACACCCAAACACGATCTTTGTTTTCTCCGCCAAACATTTGCTGGTGTATCTGGCGAAGATCGTCTTGATCAAAAAGATTACGAACGCTGTCGAGATGCAATCGGGCATCAGCTTCAATAGAAAGTATGCCGTCGATTGTACGCTGCCAGTTTTCTTCGAGAGCCATAACGCCCACATTATCTTTAGTTTTTTGTATTAGCCAATGTTCTAGCTCTCTTGTAACACTAGACTTACCAAGACCAGTACCGCCCGTTAAAGTAACTAACTCACCAGCACGTAAGCCTTCAAGCTTTTCATTGAGACCTTTCCACGGGAACGGGATAGAATCTTTACGTGTTCGGTGTAGGTAGTTGTCTACATTTTCTGAGACATTGAGAACGCCAGAAGGCGTATAGAGTTTTGCATTCCACCAGTGATGTACAAAGGTTTTGTGCTGAGAAGCTTTCAGCATATCGTTAGCGTCTTTGTAGTCTACGGGAAGCTCCATAATTTTAGCTTTGCCCGGCCTCAAAAGCTTTGCGACTTTCTTTGCAGCCTCACGACCATGCTTGTCGTTGTCAAAACAAATAATAATATTATCGAAAGATTCTAAAAACTCTAGGTTTTCTTTCACATCACGATCTGCTGACTGTGCGCCATTACGAATAGATACAACAGGCCATTGCGACCCCATCAATTCATAAGCTGACATAGCATCTATTTCACCTTCAACAAGAGTTATATACTTACCGCCTGACTGAAAAAGCTGTTGACCGAAAAGGCCAGCACTTTTTGCGTCACCACGCCAAGCAAATTCTTTGTTAGGTTTTCTAATTTTTGCTCCGACCTCTGTGTTGTCAGAG